TTGTCCAACAACTTGGCTTGAAGCACCAACATAATAACTCTGTGCTGCTTGATATGTAGCTGCATTACCGCCATATAAAATATCATAAGTTAATGCATCTACAATATATTTTGTATCTCTATTACATCTTACGCTATCAAATGTAAAGTTTCTTGTAAATGTATAGTTGATATAATCAATTACACTATTTTGCAACGAAGCTTTACTATCTTGTAGTAGAGCAAAGTCATCTTGTAATTGCTGAGTTGTCCAAGTAAGGTCTGTATTGTCATCTGCAGGAAGAACACTTATGTCTTCTGAATTAACAACATCTTCTACATATTGGATCAAGCTATCTGCAACTGCTGCTGTTATAACACCTGCTGTTCCTGTTGTGACATCTTGACTAATGCCAGTTTGTTCTAATGTACCGTGTGCAATGTTTTGAATAACATCTGATGCTACATTTGCAAGTTCTGCATATGCTGCAACTGTTGCTGCTTTTTGTCCGGTACCTAACTGACTTGTTGCGCCTACATAATAACTTTCTGCTGCCTGTTTACTTGCTAAATTTCCAGGATACATAATATCATAACAAATAGCATCAACTATGTACCTTACATCTCTTGCGCATTTGTCTTCATCGTAAACTAAACTTGGATTGTTGTTTGTCACAAAGGCAGTAGTTTCTATTGCTAGGAATTCTCTGTTAAGTTGCAATTGTGTCACTGCAAGTTGATTGTTAGCATTAATACCGCTATCAGGAAATACAATTGTATCTGCTGCTGTATCAGTGCTTACTACACCATTGTTAATAATATCTAAGATTTCGTTGAAACCTGCTTTAGCTCTGCTTCTAAACAATCCTGATAATCTAAATAGTTCTTCGTCAATTCTATCTCTTAAATATTCAATTGCTTTTACAGTTTGTAAATTCTGACCGCTTAGTACATACGAACTGTTTGCACGTTGATATGCAAGCCCAGCTGTCACACTATTGTAGTTGGTTCCGATAGCTGCATCATAAGACACTGCATCAATCATAATGCCAACATCTCTTTCACATTTTGCTTGATCGTAAATAAATGATTGGAAGTTATTAGCAATAAAGATCGAAACATTTTCTTTTAGTGTTTCTTTATTGCCTTTGATTGTATTATAGCCTTGCTGTCTTTCTGATGCCGACCAACTAATGACTGGCATTTGTATTGCAGGAAGGCTATCTAAGTTGCCTGATCTAATTACATCTTCGATAATTTGTACTAAGCCTTCGGCATCATCTGATTCAGTTGAACTTGCAGGCGTTCCGGCTGTATCTTGCGATAAAGCATTAGCAGGAGTTTTTACAACGCTGGCTTCGATAACAATATCACCAATGATGTCTTTTAATCTTGCATATGCATCTGCTGTTGCTGCTTCTTCGCTTGGGCTTCCTAATTGGCTTACACCATCTACAAAGTAGCTGTTAGCTACAGTTGTAGTTGCACTGTTGCCACCATATAAAATGTCATGACATATAGCATCAACAATGTATCCTACATCTCTTTCGCACTTTGCACTATCATATGTCAGACTTGGAAAGTTAACTGCAATCCATTCTGTGATTTCGCTAACAATAAAAGATTTGTTAGCAATAAGTTGATCTTTTGCTTCAACGGCATTAGTTGTTGGTAATGTGCCAGGAGTAGGAAATACTAGTGCATCAGCTGATGCATCTGTGCTGATTACACCATTATCTAAAATATCAATCACTTCGTCTATTGCTGCATTTGACAAAGGTTCAACTGCATCAGTAAGTCCTAAAGTGATTATTTGTTTTTTAAGTTCACGCAACGATGCAAGTGTTTGTATTTTTTGTGTATCTTGTAAAACTGCATTACTTGCCCTTTGATAAGCTAGTCCTGCTGTGACACTGTTGTAATTTGTGCCTAATGCAATGTCAAGTGCAACAGCATCTGCAATCAGTCCAATATCTCTTTCGCACTTAATTCTATTGTAAGTAAAGTTTTCAAAGTTGTTTTGTATAAACGACACTGCTTCTGCTGCAAGGAAGTCTCTGTTATTTTGAAGTTGTGCTTTTGCAGCAATAACTCCTGCACTTGCACCAGTTGGATCAGTAAATGTTAGCGGATCGGCACTAGTATCAGTACTTACTACTCCGTTGTTTAGAATATCAACAACTTCATCAAAACTTGCTTCAACTGCTGTTTGTGTAGTAGCATCGGTTTGTGTTGCAATACTTGCTTCGCCTTTTGCATAATTAATTGCTGCGGAAGTTTCAGCTAATTGATCAGCTACAACTTTAGTACTATTTGCTCTTTGATAAGCTAAACCATTTGTCACTGCATTATAGTTTGTTCCTAGTAATGCATCGTAGCCTGCACCGTCAATAATAAGACCAGTGTCTCTGCGACACTTTGCTTCGTCGTATGTAAAGTTGTTTGCATTGATATAGCCAATTACGTCTTCTTGCAAGAATTCACGGTTTAGAACCAATTGAGAGTGTGCATTTATCAATGCGGCAGAAGCCGGACCCGGAGTTGGGTATAAGTTGCCTTCGCTTGGTGTTTGGTCAAACTCAATAATGTTTAATATGTCATCAAACAAATTGCTTACTGTTGTTTGGAAGATAACATCTCTACTCGATGCTTCTACTGTAAGTACTTTAGCATACCTTAATGCAACAATTGTTGCTGGTTTTTGTTCAGTATTTAGATATGCAACGTTTGCTCTTTTATACGCTAAACCTGCTGTAATACTATGATGATTAGTACCAACTTGTGCATCTCTGTAAATAGCATCAACAATGTAGCCTACGTCTCTCTTACATTTTTCAGTATTGTAAGTTAGTGTAGGATTGTTAGTAAGATTGTAATCAATTGCTAAACCAACATTATTTGACACTTGAGAAAGTATTTCTGTATGTGCAGCAACCTGCGGAATTGGTTCATCGTCGATTACCGGATATGTTTTTGTAGCTAAGTTTGTAAATGCTTGTTCGTTAATTACTAGTTCTAAGTTTTGTATTAGTCCGGCAATGATTGTTGCTTCTACTTGAGTAGCATCATCACTTGTAAAGTCTTGTGATTCAGTATTTCCTGCTGTTGCAGTCACAGTTAGACTTCTTATAATACGCTGTAAAATAAATCTGATTCTTGCAAAGCCATCTTCGATAGCTGCAATTTCTGTTGTTGTAAAGTTTGACCAAGTCACCGAATTGAAAATATATGTAGTTTCTTGTACAGTTGCACTATTGCCACCATATACTACATCATAGCTGAGTGCATCTACTAGATTCTCTAAATATGCTGTCCATTCAGCTGTGTCTAATGTAATAGTATCGCTTGCAGCATTTACATATGCAAACCATTCTGCTGTAATATAAACTTTGTTAGCTTGTAAATGATCTTTTGCATCTATACCGTTTTGTCCTGAGCCAACTGATGCAGGATATGTTGATACTATTCCGGCACTATCTCCGTCATCAACAACATTTTTAAGTATATTAAATGTTTCATTTACCGCAGCAGTAGATGGACCATTTGCTTGCACATTTAGTAATGCTCCAAACAATTGGTTCAAATATTCAAAACTCGAAAGGAACATACTTCTATAACGTGGTCTAACTGTAAATTCTTGTGCTTGTCTTACTACATTGTGATTACTACCATGTGCAACGTAATATGCCATTTCGGTTAGTAGTTGTGTTAGTTCTGTTGTGTAAGTAGCTTGATTATAACTTAACTCTGTAAACTGATCATTAATATAAGCAGTGAGCTCGTTTATAATAAAATCTCTATTTGCAAGAATGTTATCTTTTGCTTCGATAATTTCGCCGTCGATTACACTTAAATCGTTTAAACTATCGGCTAAGTCTGAACCTAAGTATTCAGTTGAACTACTATCGCCTGCGTTTAATGTATCAACAATTACTGCAAATCGTGCATCAATTTCTTCTTTCATTGCAAGATTATCAGTTAATGCTTTCATCTCGTCACGTGTAGCTTCAATACCGTAAATAGTAGGTGCTAACTGATCTAAAATAACTTTTCTACTTGTGCTACGTAAATAACTCGTAGCAGCCGCAGTTGATTGATAATATGTTCCAAACACAATATCACTAGTCACTGCATCAATAATTCTTTTAATATCACGTTTGCAAGTTTCAACATTATAATTAAACGGATTAACTGTGACATCGCCGGAAGTGATATAATAATACTGCTCATCGCCTTCAAATTTAATAATACTACCAGTTTGTGGTTTATCTGTTAAACTTGCAAGTTCAATGATACTGTTTGTTCTCAAGTTAACATCTGCTGTAGCATCAACACTTGCGCCGCCACCAACAAATCTAACTTGTGGAATTTCTGTATATCCGCTACCACCGTCGATGATACTAACAGCCGAGACAGTTCCTGTGGTAAAATCAACTTGTGCAGTACCAGTAGCTGTTGTACCTCCTGCGCCTAGTGGCGGATCAAATACAACTGTTGGAATTCCTGTGTACCCTAGTCCAGTAAAATCTAATGTCACACTTGCTACTTTTGAAAAGTAGCTTTCAGTAGGAACTGCTGTTGTGTAAGCAATCGGATAAAAGCCATCTGCAACAACACCTTCGGTACCAAAGTCACTAACACTGTTTGAAATACTTAGGTAGCCACCTTTGGTAGCTAAGAACCCTACACTACAAAAAACTGAGAAGCAACTAACAATTTGTGTATAACCAAAGTTGGTAATATGGAAGCCAATTCCGCCTTGTGAAATTTGTGTAAATGCGTCTGCAACGAATGAAAACACTAGCGATGCAGGATCATATTTGTCTCCATCGACTAGAATACCGCCGCCGCCTCCGTCTATATTAACTTGTTTTTCAAATGGCAAACTTGAATTGTCGTCTAGTGTTAATGGTCTTGCACTTGGCTCAATGCCTTCAATTTGTACAGTTTCAAATGGTATAAATTCTGTACCATCATTCAACCAAGGACCATTCATGTTAGTACAGTTTTGTACATAAGGTGATGTAGTGACCAATGCACCAGGACGTATTTGAGCACAATATGCCGGAGCACGTAATCCTCTAAATGTCATTTGGAAAAGATAACAACCATTGCCCATAAAGAACAAATCATCTGTAGGATTTTTTGGAAAAACTCTTGTATTACGTAATTCGCCTTGTCCTGAAACAGTCACAAAATCGTTTAGTGTGATAGGGTTATTTTCATAATAATCGCCTGGAGCAACTATAATTAAACTACCTGCCGGAGCAACTTCCGATGCTCTTTTAATACTAGCAAAAGCGCCATTTCTGTCTGCGCTTGCGCCGTCGTTATCATCACTTCCGTCTTCTGTCACATAATAAACATTTCTAGTTTTAGGACCAGATGCTTCGCCATCGACAATTACATCTGCGTTTATCTTAAACTGTTTCCCCTCATCGAGGTTCATTTCCATATTACCGTCGGCTGTTAAGATAAATGTATTATCTCCAACCTTTCTACTATGTATCGACTGTCTTTTTATAAAACTCATTTAAACTTCCAAAAAACTCAATGTTGCTGATAATACTGTTGGTGAAGCACCGACACATACTACTGTGTCGCCATCTTCTAATATCAGTCTTTCTGCTGAAAAAGTAAATGTATCAGCACCGTCAATCGGCAAATCGTTGATAATACGATTAGCATCCGATTTTGATTGACCATTAGGTATAACATGAATATCAACTTTAGTATTGTTTGTACCAGCGCCATCATCAATGCCGTTGTTGCAAACAATAATTGTTGTTAGTGCATATTTTTTTCCAGCAGGAACAGTGACTAGAGTTGTATCCGTTGTAAGTATATTTGCGTTTACTATTGCCATCTTTATTCCTTAAAATATAATACTGTATAGCAGTGCTTTGTTTCTGCTAACAAATTCGTCTTGTGTGCCATCTTGATTGTAAAAATATAATCCGGTTCCGCCGTCTCCTAGTGATTTACTATAAATTGTAACACCTTCTGCTGGCGAAGTTAATGGATCAGATTCGAGCATAAAGTTCTGCCAACCATCGATTTGCACTTGTCCAGTTCCGCTACCGCGCAATCTAATATTACTATTAATACTACTAGTTGTAATAACAGGAATATCACCCGGATCGTTAATCAAGCGTAGTGTACCAAATTCTACTCTACTATCAAAAAAGTTTGTAAAATTTGTTCCATCTAATGTGATAACAACTTTAGTATCTCCGCCGTCGATATCAGCATCAAATACTTCTACACTACTATCATCTTTTTCAATTTTAGATTGGAAGAAGTAATTATGATAACTGTCTACATATTCAACAACACCTGTAGCATTTACAAGAGCATCTTCTTTACCGGCGTTTATTGCTCCAGCAAGGAAATTTATTTCTAAATCTGTAGGATCTTCTGAATTATATTGCCAAATTTGACGTTCGTAAGTTGTTGTGTTAGATGCAACAACAACACCACTACCTTGTCCTATTAAATATAAATCTTCATTAGTATCAGTTATAATACTACTTGCGTGAATACCTTTATATTCGCCGTTTCCTAAACCAATAAAGAATGCTCCTGGGTCTACACCTCCGGAATCAATTCCGTTTAAATCTTCATCAAAGAAGATTCTTGCATCAATTGCTGCACCGCCTCTGCCGATAATTAAACCGGCCGAACGATCGTATCCATCTAATAAGTCACTAATACCGCCAACAGTTTCATTTTTATTAATTGTAAATGTTTTGTCAGCAATTGCAACTTCTGTAGATTCAATAGTAGTAGTTTCCCCAAAGACATCTAAGTCTCCAGTAATTTTTACTTTACCGTTAGTACCTGTATCAAATACAATCTCACCGTCTTCGTTGATTTGTATTGTATACTTGTCTACTCCTAAGCGATTAAAACGTTCGGCCATTTAGCTAGTCCTTATGCGTCTTCAGTGAAATCGTCGTCATCTAAGTTATCAACGTCATCTGCACCAGCTTCTTCAACTTGTGCTGCGCCGTCTACTAGTGATGTACTAAAGTTCCATGCTACACTTTTGCCGTCATACAAATTTGTGCCTGTACCACTTGGTGCTGATAAAGTAACTTTACGTCCAGCAATTTTACTTACTGTGTATGTTTCTTCGTCGTCCATTTTGAATGAAATAGCCATTTCACCTGCTGTTAGTGCTGCTGGTAATTTACCAGTTGTTAGTACACAAGTGTGTACAGTATCAGCTGCTCCTGTTTCTGAGCATACAAAAGTTTTTGAACCTTTTTGCTTTACAATAAATCCTTCTTTAACGGCTGTACCGTTATGAAAGTTAACTTTGATTTCGTCGCCTGCTCCTGGGCCAGTTGTGGCATCAGCAAACAATCTCTTATTAAGTGGTCTTCCCATTTTTTTCTCCTATAAAAAGTAGTCCTATGCCCGTTCTATGAGCTACGCTGCGGGTACAGCATAAGTCCGCCTTGCGGCACACTATCTGACACTAGTATTTATCTAAAAGAATAAAATGGGTAAATGTTCACAAAAAAAGGCCTACCGCATTAGTGGGTAGACCTTTTAATAATAAGGGTGATAGGTTGGACTTAATGATTACCAACAACCTCCTAGTAGCTCATGCCAATTTCGGAGGAGCCTAGCATCGGATAGTTACTTCCAAAAACATATCTTTGTATCTCTACAATCATATGTTGCCACTACAGCTACTAGCCAAGTTGTGTCACTACGCAACACCGTTCCTTGCACTATCTAATCTAAACCGTCGTCTAGCTTATGTACTTAATATAACAAACTATCAAATAGAAGTCAACCAATTTTTTCTACTTTTTTTAGATTTTCTGCATGTTTTCTGCCATTTTTTAATACTGGTTCGAATTCAACTCTGTCTCCAATTTTAAGATTGTATTCTCGCTTTTTAAACAAAACGTCAACTCTATTTTGTCCCATTTCGTCTGGACGTATTAAGCCCATAATCCCAACAAATTTAAAAACTTGTCCTTGTACTATCATTATTTCATCTCCAATTGCAACAGTGTTTGATCTAACTTTCCAAAGTTATATAAATGTACAGGCATGTCTCTTAGATCATTAACAAACTTTACAGTATTAAATCCTTTTGAGGTTAGATAACTTAATCCACGTAAATTACCAACAGCATAAGATATGCTATCAGTTAGTCCGCAGAGTTTAGCATATTTCCAAAGTCCTTCTAATGTACAATTAGTAGCTACGCCAACTCGTGTTTTCCTTTCCCAAGTATTAAGTAATCTAGGGTTTAGACACAATTGACTTATTCCACCTTTGAAGTGCATATACTTTGTGTGTTCTGCTACTGCATACTCTTCACTTTGGGGATATACTCCGCAATACATATCAAAACCGTAATCTTCAATATGCGTTTTAACATCGTATGCTGTTTGATAAACTTTACCTTGATATGTGCTGCCGCCTATAATCAAAACTTTATCAACTCCTGCTTTACGCATTGCAATACAGTTTTCGTGTAATTCACTTTCACTTTGTAAATTACGTGCGCCAATATGTGCAACTGCCTTAGCAGCACCTGCTTGGTCATTTAATCTAATAGCTGCGTCCTTAACAATGCTAAGATCAGTTTTAGGCAAATGAGTAATGCTTACACTCGAAGCAGTATCAATTGCGTATTGACTTAATTTTTGTTTAGGAGTTTTTTCTACACTAATATCCATACAATTAGTTATCATAAAAATAGGCCCCGTAGGGCCTATTTTGTTAATTGTTAAATTAACTTATGTGAAGCTTAGGTTGCCAGTTGTAACTTGTACTTCTTCTAAGTAATCAGCTGCATTGCCTAGCGACGAAGCAGTATTCGATAGCTCAACATATCCATAACGTGTCATGAACGAAACTGTTGGCTCGAATGTGCCTGGATCTAGGACAACACCTGAACTCATTAGTGGGATGTATGGGCAATAGAACGCTGCTGCGTCTGATTCACTAGTACCTTTGTATCCAACTAATACATCATCATCTGATGCATATGTGTTTACGTAGATTTTCATTGCGTTGTTTAATGTACCAACCATTTTTGTGTTTGTTGGTGCTTCAAATGTACCTTCTGTAGTACGTGCAAATGCTGAAGTTGTAGCAGACTGTAGAATTGTTAATACAGCTGGTGATACAACAGCCCAGTTTCCTGCGCCTCTACGTGTACGTTGTGCAATGCGGTTTGCAGCACGGTTGATTAGAACTGCAAGTGCTGCATGTTCGTCACCAACAAATGTTGCTGTACCTGATACTGCTGCTTGGTCATATGTATCTGTACCTGTACCAGCCAAGCTACTTAGACTTGATAGTACTTCTTGGTCGATTTCAGCAGTAATTTCTTGAGCAAGAGCAGCCATAATTTCTGCTTCTACGTCAATACCGTGTTGTGACTGAGCATCTTGAGCAGATTCAAATGTCCAACGAGCACTCAACTTACGAGTTTTCGCTTCAACAGTTTGCTTCAAGATTTGAATGCTTAGTCTGTTTCCAGCTTCACCTTCAAGTGCTGCTGTAGAGTCAGCTTTTGCACTAGTTGTATTACCTGAATATGCTTCGGCAATTTTAAATGGTGATAGTGCTTCTTCACCAGCTGTTGCGCCTGATGCACCTGTACCCGCTGTATCGCTATAGCGAACACGTAGAGTGTGAATCTGACCAACTGGACCAGTCATTGGTTGTACACCAACTAACTCGTTAGCAATAACGGTTGGCATAACACGTCTGATCACTGGTAGGATGACGCGGTTTAGGGTGGCGATGTTACCGGCAGATGTAGCACCAGCAGTTGCAGTTTCAGCCAAATACCTACGGGTATTTTCTAGCGTTGAAGCCATTACTGCTTTCTTATTGCCTTGAAGGCCTTCAAGAAGTGCGCTTTTTGTATCGTGCCAGCGACTTTCTAATAGTTCTGACATTGGTTTCTCCTTATTATAATCCTGCAAGACGTTTTAGATCAACCACATTGTGGTCTGCGTCTGCTTTGATGTCATTTGTTTGGGTTCTGTTGCCTGTTACTTCTGTTGCCTCTGCTAGTACTGCCTTCTTCTTCGCTGGAGTATTGCCGTCAATAACTGCCGGTAGGTACTTGTCAAACGCAGAACGTAGTTTTGCAGTTTGAACTGATTCCAGTAAGTCTATCATAATTTCACGGTGATCTTTGCTTAGTGGCGCAATCATTCCGTTAATTGTGTCTTTGCGTTTTACACTTTCGTTCATCAATTTATTTTGATGTGATTGTGCTTCTGCAAGTTTAATTGCTTTAGCCGCTGCTTCTTTAGCTTCTGCTAGTTGTTTGTCTTTAGTACCAACAACTTTCATTAACTTAGAAGTTTCACTCTTCTCGTTTAGATATGAGTGACTATATTCGTTTGCAAATGCCTCGAATAATTTACGACCAAAATCATTTTCTCGTGCTTGATCAATATCTTCTTTAAGTGCTGCAATCTCTTTTTTGAGACCTTTAGCAACTGTTTCTGATACCAATTTTGCACTTTTTTCAACAAAGTCTCTTTTGACTTTATTGACGTGAGCTTTGCCTTCACGTACTAAACGTACTTTTGTTTCGGCAAGATCTTTTTTGTCTTCGTAAAATTCTGCTAATTCTTTAGCAAGTGACTCTACTACAAACTCTTCTAGAGCAACGAACTTGTCAGCCATTGCTTTTTGATCGGAATGTAATTCTTTGATTTCAACTGCTAGTTGTTCACTAACAAATGATTTCATTAGATTGGCATTTTTACGCTGTGCAATAGCAAATTTTGCTTTTGCTTCAGATAACTGCTTACGATCTTCTTGGAATTCTGCAATTTCTTCGCTAAGTTTTTCTGTCATCATAGCATCAATGGCTTCCACCATTGTTGACTTATCATGTTCATACTTTTTAGCAAATTCTTCACGTAATTCCGCAGTCGCTTGCAAACGGTTTTCTTTAATTTTTGCGTTCCATGCTTCTTCTAGTTCTGAGCGCACTTCTTCTGATAGTGCTGAATTTTCAAAGAGTGATTTTAGTGCATCTAACATTTTATATCCTCTCCTAGTTAGCGGAGTTTGCTTATTACATCTAATAAGCTCTCTTTTAAGTATTTTTGTGCCTGTTTATCGCCTTGTACTTCCCTTGATGTTTGGAACGCCCTATAACCGCCTCTGCTATTCATAAGATGTTCGTATATCGGTGTTGGGTATGCGCCTGGCGCACTTGGTTGCGCCACAACGTCTACAGTAATAATTTCAAAATCTGAAACTTCACCATTACCGCTTTCGCTTACGTTGCCACTACCCCTCGATGAAACTCCTAGTTTAACGCCGCTTTCAAGCATTGTTTTAACTAGTTGTCCCATCGGAGTTGGTAGTATTTTTAGTTTACCATAACCATTTGCTCCGTCCATCCAACATTCACTTATCATGTGAGATACACGGTCTAGGTTGATATTAAGTCCATCTGGATGATCTACTTCGCCTAACACTGAGTAGCCGCCACTAATCTGTTCGCTGAGTGTGGTGACAGCCCTGCCAATTTCATTAACGGGATATACACGCTGGTTAGCGTTGCGTACTCCGCCTTGGATCATAATTCCCTTCATATAAAGGTCCTTACCATCGTTGGCAGACTCAACAACCATTTTAGCAGCATCGAAGCTTAGATGTTCAGCTAGTAGTTTCATTCTTCAGTCCTTACTTTGCTCTCTTAGGTGCGCCGTTTAATGGGCTTCCTGCACCTTTGTCAGCAGTCTCACCTGCGCCTTTTTTCTCAGCGCCGTGGCCTTTGGTGCTTGCCATTTTGGTTGCACCTTTTGCACCAGGAACGTTAACGTTCTTGGTATTCATGTCCTTAGCATTCTGATCACTTAGAGCAGAACCTTTAAGGTTGCCTTTGTTAGCTTCTACGCCTGCTTCTGTATCGCCTTTTGCGATGTTAGCAGTTGTTCCGCCCATATCGTTCTTACCAGCTACAGTTGACTTGGCGTTTGCGCCGTTGTCGCCCATTGTTGCTGACACTTTGTCAGTGTATTCACGCATGATTTCTGTTGCTGATTTAGCTGATTCTTCAACTTCTTCTGCTGCTTCT